GGGTTTGTTAGTCTGCACAATTGGTTCTGATTCTGTGTCCATTGTATCCATAGGTAGGTGTTTCTGGGCATGTGTTGTTTGTATTCAAGTGTAGCGAAGTGATGGTAATACTAGCATCACTTCGCTTCGACTGCCTGCATTCTAGCCTATTTTCAAAGAATAGGGTCTTTGTTTCTTTGAATGTGTTTCTTTGAATCTCCGTCTAGTCTTTTCTGTTCATTTGCAGCAAATGCTAGATCCTACTACCCCAACCAAGTTAGATGTCATCCTACAGGAGATCAAAGAGGTCAAGGCGCTACTCCAGACGCTCATGGAAGAGGAGGGGTATGAGGAGATTCTGGAGGAGGAGGAGGAACCTTTACAGAAGAATTCGAAGATCATCAGGTTTAATAATCAAAACTCCTAATCCTGTTGCAAGGACTGCCTTCATGAAATTCAAGTACTGTGACTACTACAATCCCTCTTCTGCTTCCTCCTCTGCTAATCCCCTACACTGTTGGAGAGGTAACTCCTGCTATGACCCTGATCTAACTGGCACTGGCCATCAACCTTATCTCTGGGATCAGTGGACAAATTTCTTCCAGTGGTATTTAGTTCTAGGTTCAAAAATTATCATCAGAGCTGTTAGTCAACTCAATCAGCAGCAGTCCCTAACTTTGATGCCTGACACCTCTACAACTGCTTCTGAGGTTAACTGGGGTGAATTGCCTAATCAAATTACAAGAGTTCTAGGTGGAACAAATACTGGGGTTGCCACCAATGTTGTTACTCTCAAGCAATATATGTCCTCCAAGAAGATGTTTGGTCACAAAATGACTCAAATTGAGGATGCCTATGCTGCTACCAATGCCAATCCTATTTCTAATTGGTCTTGGTACTGGTTGCTCTGTGCTCAAAATCTACAATCTCAAGCAAGTATTGCAATTTGTATGGAAGTCAAGATCATTTATTATGTTAAGTTTGTCAGAGAGCTTTATCAAACTCAAAGCTAACTCTTTCTACTCAGGGGGGTTCCCCCCCTGCACCCCCCCTCTTTTCATTAGCCCTCACTCGCCGGGGGGCTCTTTTATCCCTCACTCGCCGGGGGGCTCTTTTGGGCTCTACGAGCCGTTCTCTCCTTTGTACAGTTAATGTTTAATAAATCCCATAAAGCCGGGTCCCTAAACCCTAACCTGTGTGTGCCTAAACCCTAAGGGCGATTTGCGTGTGTTAGGCTAACCCCTCGCTCCGCTCGGGGTTAGCGGTTAATGCGAAACTTTATTGTTGTCAAATTGATCATGAAAAACAAAGTCTTTGAAATCTTCATACTTTGTAAACTCATGCTTCACATTTGGTAGGGGCATGTAAATCCATGTCTCCACCCTGCGTGCGAAAGCTTCAAAATAAATACTAACTTTTTCATTTGCCCACCATACTTGTGGGTGTTTATTACTTGTAAAGGCAACTTGCTTTGCAACAAACGTGACAAAGCCTCCCTTTACCTCCACATCAAGCGGGTATCTGTCGCACATGCGTAGCACCTGATCATAGGGCAGCCATCCGTAGAAATCATCAATAACCACCTCCTGCTGGCCATCGTAGCCATCCCACCAAGCACCTCGTGGTTTCCAATAAGCAGCTGGCCAATCTCGGGCCACCATTGAGCTCTTACCAGTTCCTGTAGGCCCATACAGCACGCGCACTTCAGACTTCCATGTTCTGCGCTGTGCAAACAGTGAGCGCGCTCTTAATATTCCTGTGCTGTACCTAATAAAGTCCCCTGGGTTCTCCTCTGCAATCTCCCTCAAGGATCGTTGCAGTTTGATGGCATCCATGATGCCTCGTAGGTCATTGCGGGTACCTTGACCTCCTGCCATCCAATCTCCATGCTCGTAAGGTCCTCCCACACGCGTTTCCTCTTTAGTACAGTAAGCCCTGGCTTGCTCCCTTGTCCCCCTCCTGGGCTCAAAGTGTGCGTTGGGCAGCCATCTCCTGAGCCAAGATAGTCGCTGTGCTCTGGCGAGCTCCAAATAACCCTGAAAGTGCAAGGTGCCGTTCTCCCCAACTTCCTCTTGATAGATGCAGTACCTGATCCCTGGGCAATCACTAATATCGAGTAGACTGTCAGGATTGTTGAGGGTGAATATCCAATGTCGCTGGGGTTTGTTAGTCTGCACAATTGGTTCTGATTCTGTGTCCATTGTATCCATAGGTAGGTGTTTCTGGGCATGTGTTGTTTGTATTCAAGTGTAGCGAAGTGATGGTAATACTAGCATCACT